AAACTGAATCACAATTACCAACTGATGATGCAACATCAATCACAGCAGGTAAAATAACAGCTGACGCTGAAGTAATGGTTCGCTTACTAGGTAATGACGCCTGGGCAGCAGCAAGAATCAGTGGTCACTTAGCAGGATCTGATCCACTTCAGTCTTTAGCAACTCACTTAGGTGGTATAATTGCAGGAAGACGTGAAGGCAGACTTTTAGCACAACTTAACGGTCTTTTTGGAACTGCTTTAGCAGGACTTGAAAGTGATGTAGCTTCGGAAACTATCGCTGGTCAAAGTGCAACCACACTATTTAATATTAACACATTTAACGCAGCTCTTGCACCCTTTGGTGACATGCGTGGTGAACAAGCAACACTTGTAGTACATAGTGCTGTTTACTCACAGATGGTTATTGAAGGCTATATCTCAACTAAGTCAGTAGGCGACAACGGTTTAGAAATATCAACTTACGCAGGCCACCCAGTAGTAATGGACGATCGTGTAGGAAAAGTAGCTGGATCAACTGATGGATTTAAATATACTTCTTATATTTTAGCACCAGGCGCTATCCACATGGGGTCAAACATCATTGATGTTTACACTGACATGGATCGTTTAGCAGGTACTGGTTCAGGTGTTGAAACACTTGGTATTAATGATGAGTATGTTTATCACGTAGCAGGTACTAAGTGGACTGGTTCCGCAGCTGGTACAGCTCCATCTAACGCTGAACTTGCAACATCAGGTAACTGGGATTCGGTAATCGATGACAAGTTAATTAAAGTTGCACGTATGATCACTAACTAATATAGAAATATATTAACAAAGGAAAAGCGGCTTCGGCCGCTTATCTCGGTAGTAACATAACATAAGGAAACAACAACATGGACGATTACAACGCACAATTACAAGCAAATCGTAGAAATGCAGCATTAGAAACAAGAATAGATAAAATTGATCAGAACATTGAAGAAATAAAATCAATGTTAACAAAGATGAATATTAAAGAAGCAAAAGTAAAACCAAAAGGATAACCAATGGCACTTATAGTTGAGGACGGAACAGGGGTTGCATCAGCAAACAGTTATGATACTGTAGCAAATGCACAAGCGTATTTTGATCTGAAAGGTACTACAATCACCATGACCGAAGAGGCTCTTATAAACGCCACTCAGTATCTGGATTTAAGATTCGACTTGCAATACAATGGCAGCCAAATTGGCCAAGATCAATCGCTGGCATTTCCCCGCACTTCTTTTATTGACAGTAAAGGTCACTCAAGAGCAGCAAGCACAATGCACAAAGAATTATTAAACGCCACTTATGAAACTGCAAAGATGTACGTTGACTCAGTTAACTTATTCGATGACACAAGTGATGGATCAGATAACTTACAATCTTTAACTAACACAGTTGAAGGTGCAGTATCGCAAAGTAAGACTTGGTTCAGCCCACAGAACACAAATGTTAAAAGCAACATTGGAAAATACTTAGTAAACATATTAAAAGTTAACAGCCAGTATACAACAAGGATTGTATAATGAATCTTAAGACTGAATTTAATACATTAGCATATGACATGATCAACGATACATTCGCTGACATATCTCAATCGCTAACTATTAAAACAGATAATTCAGTCTATAATGAAGAGACAGGAGAAGTTATAGATTTTAACCCAATTGGATTAGAAGTAAAAGCAATAGTCGGACCGTTCAGACAAGATAAACTAGAAGCATCGGATTATCAAGTTGACGACTTACAGGCAATAGTACCTGTTACGGCGTTGACAGACGTAGAGTTATTTTTGCAATCAGATACATTTATATTAAACGAGATAGAATACACCGCAATAAACATTTTGAAAGACACTTCAGAGTCTGTTTATACATTACAATTAAGGAAGTAGTATAATGGATATTGGAATAACAGTGACTTTGGGTGCAGTTGCGTTTACGGTATTTGCTTTTGTAGTAAACTGGCTTAGGCAGAGTATTATTAAAAGCGATAAAGAGATAAGGGTTATGGAAAAATCACTGGATGGACATATGTTACATGTATCAAATAATTATTCAACCAAAGACGAAGTTGTAAAGATGATTGGACTTATTAGTAGCCCAATACAAAAATCAGTTGAAGACCTTAAAGATCAAATGAAAGAAAACAAGAAAGAAAACAAACACGAGCTTGAAAAGATATGTGATAAGTTAGATGATATACTTGCACAACAGGGAAATAGAAGAGAACATGACTAGTACAATAAATGAAATTATTAAAGCACTTGACGAGTGGACCGTCGATGAAACTAATGATTACATTGATGACCTGCACAAAGGCGTTAAAGAAAAGACACCAGTACGTTCAGGTCGAGCCCAGAGAGGTTGGGAAAAGCACAACATAAATAAACTAGGTGATGAAGGTGGCATCTCAAACGATGTACCTTACATTGGATACTTAGAAGATGGCACACCAAAGATGGCACCATTCAATATGGTTAAGTCAACACTTATAGAATTAGGGAATAAGCGATGAGCTTTGCAGACGAACGAAAGTACATAGAAAAACAATTGAAGGATAACTTCGACAGTTCAATCATTCCAATCCAATATGAAAATGTTGCAACACTAAAGAAAGGCACTGAAACAATTAAAGATATAAACAAAGTTGAAAAGTTTATACGACTTACAATTACCGGTGCAGGTGCAGAACAAGTTGACATAGGTGGAGTACAAGATCGCCACTCAGGTATTATTACAGTTCAGATAATTGTAAAAGCAGGACTTGGAAGTAACATAGCAAGAAAGATAGCAGACCAAATCTATTACATATTCAATAGACAATCCTTTAATGGTATACTTACACGAACAGCATCAATTGAGTCAAATCCAGATAACACAGATGGATGGTATCAGGTAAATGTTAATGCTGAATTTTATCGTGATGAAGTGTATAACCCACCAATAACACTCTCCTAAAAAGCATAAATACATGTAGAAAGTAATAACACTCTCTCAAGTATATAAAGAAATAAAGGAGAATCACCATGTCAACATTTGCAGACACTAGCCAAACACAAATGGCTTATGGCGTACAATCAGCATCGGGTACACCGCAAACAACTTTAACAGAATTACGTAACACTAATTCATCACTTCAGTTTACGGCTGAATCAGTTCAATCTCAAGAGATTCGAGCAGACAGAAACGTAAGCGATAGAATCAGAACCCAATCATCAACTTCAGGCGACGTAGGCTTTGAATTAAGTTATGAAACATATGATGACTTTATCGAAGGTGCAATGTCAAGTGCATTTACAGGAGCAGGCACTTCAGGCGATCCTTACACAATGGTAAATGGCCAAACAAAGAAATACTTTACAATGGAACGTAAGTTCGAAACTGGTGCAACTGATGCATACGAACAGTTTAATGATATTGAAGTAGATACATTATCTTTGAATATGGCTGCATCAGAAATTGTAACTGGCTCAATGGGACTTATGGGTATCAACTCAACTCAATCAGCAGCGTCAACAGACAATGACGGTTACACAGCGGCAAATACTAACAGAGTATATAATGCAGTTAACATGATCACTTCCGTACAGGAAGGTGGTGCTGAATATAAATCAAACATCCAATCGTTAACAATGGAAATTGCAAACAACAAACGTGAGTCACGAGCTATTGGTTCTGAAGCGCCAAGTTGTGTAGGCGATGGCCAATTTGTTGTAACTGGTCAAGTAACTGTTTACTTCCAAGACAACACTGTTTATGATAAATTCCTAAACCAAACACTAACATCTATTCAGGTTACATTAGAAGATGACGCTGGCTCAACAGGTAATATAATTGACATTACAATGCCAAGTGTTTTATACACTAACGTAGCAAGAGAGATTCCTGGTAACAACCAAGACGTATTAGTAGTACTGGATTACCAAGCAATTTACAACGCTGGTATCGGTGGTACAATACAGTGGGACCAGATAGACTCAGTATAAATCTTTTGATTGTTTCTTAATTGACGTGTTATGATAAATAATGTTTAACATAACACGGAGAAACAACAACTATGAATTTTGAAAAGAGCTATGGCGTCGTTGACCCAATGAGGTTAGCAGAATGGTTTGAACACACAGACGGTGGATCGTTTTTGATTGCACCAATGAACAACTCAAAACAAATCGAAGAAAACATGAAGTTAATGAAAGTTAACGATGAAGAAACCGATTTAACTAAAACACTATATGATGCAAAAAGAACATCGTGTGATATACTTGCAAAGTCTATCTTATTAGATTGGAAAGAAGTAATTGACAACGATGATAAAGAAATAAAGTACAATGACGAAGCAGGCGCTTCAGTACTTTATAACTATAATGATTTTAGAGATTGGGTTGTTAATCACTCGACAAACTTACACACACAAAACGAAGAACAAAAAGAAGCCATAGTAAAAAACTAACTGAGTATTTAACCTGGTATGTAAACATTTGCATGCCAACATATGGGACACCAGGGGGCAATGTGTTTATAGATAATAATCCCCCACCCACGTTAGATACTATAGATAGTTATTTTTTGAAACATTTTATGACACTGTTATCTGAGGACAACATGCCTATCACAAGTGTTATAATGTATGTTAAAGAAACGGGTTTTGGAAACACACATTTAATGATCGATATTATAAATGCCGCATATGGAGTTTATAGAAGTGAATTAAATAAGTACCAGGAAGCCCACAAAAAAGGATAACATATGGCCAAGAAAAAGTTCGAAATAGAAGTTGACTTAAAAAGTAAAGATGCTGAAAAAGACCTGAAAAAGTTTAATAAAACACTAGACGAAACAAATAAGAAAAAGAAGAATAACGCCAAGGCCAGTAAAGACGCAAAAGGTGGCTTAGCAGGTTTTACTAATGGATTGGGTGGGGCAACAAAAGCACTTGGACTTGCAGCTGGAGCAGTAGGTGCAATCACAGCAGGTTTTGTTGCATTAAATTCAGCAGTATTATCAGTCGCCGCACAGACTCGCGAATTACAAAACTTCGCACGTACAGCTCAATTATCAGTAGCAGAATATCAAGCACTTGCAATAGGTGCTGAACGCTATGGTGTCTCAGGAGAAAAAGCATCTGAGATGATACAGGACTTTAATGATAAGTTAGGTGACTTTGTTACAACCGGCGCTGGACCATTCAATGATTTATTTTTAGCAATTGGAAAGACTAGTGATTTAACAGTTGAAAAGTTACAAACATTATCAGGGCCAGACGGATTAATTGCAGTTAAAAAAGCAATGGATGATGCAAGTCTATCAGCTAAACAACAAACCTTCGTACTTGAATCACTAGCATCCGACGCAAGTAAATTATCACCACTGTTAGCAGATAACGCAAAAGAATTAAAAAACACTAATAATGAATTAGCAGACAGTGGCGCTCAATTATCAGCAGAACAATTAAAACAATTAAAAGAATATGAAGATAGCTGGCGCATGGTGAATGAACAATTCCTTGTATTAAAAGTAGAATTATCAAGTTATATTATTCCTTTATTAAATACAGTCGGTAGCATCATGTCGTATTTAACTAAAGATGATGCCGCACTTGAAGTTTCTGATATGATTAGAAATGTTCCTGAGTCGACAGCACAGATTGAGTTATTAACTACTAAACTAGATGAACTTAAAAAGAAGCGTGACGAAGTTACTAAGGTTAATACCTCCGGCAATACATTTAGAATGCCAGGAGAAAAGTTTAATACTAATCAGCAAGAACGCCTTGTAGTAAAAGGGTTAACTGATGATGAACGTGATTTAATAATTGCAATCGAACGTAGACTTGCAGTATTAAAAGAAATACAAGATGTAAGAAATAAAAATAAAAAGGATAATGAATCAAGTACAAAGAAACTTAATGAAAAAGAACAGGCCAGCGCAGACTTTGCAAGAAAGACAAAAGAACAACTTGAATTTCAGTTAACGTTATCGGAAAAACTTAATCACAACTATCAATTTGGATTAGATGTGGCGAAAGATGTAGTTACACAAAATAGACTCGATACAGAACTTGAAGCGTTAAAGATCCAGTATAAAGAAAAAGGTCTTATAGTCGATACTGAAACATTAAAATTAAAAATCAAATTACATGATGTTAATAAAGATAATGCACGACTTGAAAGATTTGGATCTAAAGAACAATCACTAAAAAGAGAACTTGCATTACTAAGCGCCGCAACAGATGAACAGCGTGAGCGTTTAATGCTTGAACATGAATTGTTTGATTTAGATTTATCAGTAACACAAAATGCAGCGTTGACAGCACTTAATGATCAAATAATAGCTCGTGAGAAACACCTCGAAATACTTGAGAAAGAAAAAGAAGCAGTTGTGAGTTTGGCTGAAGCAATGGGCCGCTGGGCATCAGGAAGTAAAGATGCAATTAAACAAGTCATCGCTGAATTAATTAGACTTGCAGCAATTAAAATGTTTGGAGGTACCAGCTCGTTTATGGGTGGCTTCTTAAGTGGCTTCGGTGACATGAGAGGCTTTGCATCGGGTGGCCAATTTGATGCAGGTGAAACATTTATGGTAGGCGAACGTGGACCTGAAATAATAACAGCATCAGCACCAGGATCAGTCGTCCCGAATCATCAATTAGGTGGCAGTGGCGGAATTAGTATAAGTCCACAGTTAATTATAAATGGTGGTGTTAACAACGCAGATGAACTAACTTCTATGCTGAGTAACTTTAGCAATGAGATTGCAAGCCAGACACAACACCTTATTAAAACACAACTTGGACCAAGAGGAGTATTTGCATAATGGCAACGTATCCAACATTAGATTATAACCAATCATCAAAGGCCAACTATACAGTTAGAAGTATACAAAGCGATATGGGTGATGGTTATCAGGAAGTGACACCAGATGGAATTAATTACATAGTACAAAACGGTACGGTGGCTCATCAATTACTTACAATTGCAGAAGCGTTAACACTAAGAAACTTTTTGAAGTTATACGCAGGCACATCTGAAGTAGTTACAATTAAGAACATGATGGAAGATCCAACTGGGGCAACAACACTAGATGTATTTTTACAATCATGGAGTGAATCATATATTGGAACACATTATAACTTTAATGTAAAGTATAGACAGGCATTTAACTAATGGCAAATGATTTAGACAGCCAAGTATATAACTTAACTATGCAGAATTTAGTTACGATGTATATTATTGACTTTAACCCAGTTATAACTTTTGATCCTTTACCAACAGGCATTATGTATCTGAGTGCTTACAAAGATGGGTCGTCAGCATTAGTGTATGACGGTGAAACATATGACTTTGTAGGTGTTAAAGGCAGTGGATTCCGTTCTGAGATAAACGGAGCATTACCAGAGCCACAACTAACAATAGATAAAAACAGTCTTACGGCACTGGCACAGTATCAAACAATTAAAAGCACATACACATCTGAAACAGGTCATGTCTTTTTTGACTGGCGTGGTGCAACAATAACAAGAATAAGAACCACAAGTAATTACTTAGGTGACGTAACAAAACAGGACGTTGACTATTATTTAGTTGACCAACTAACAAGAACAACAAAGGCCACGATTGAGCTTAGACTTACAGTTAGCACAGGCGCCGATAGAGTTAATAATCAATCAGTGCAGGAATTAGCACCAAATAGATGTGCATTACGATATAGAACACACAATGGTAGTTCTTTTGATTACACAGACGAAGATGCTGGTGGATGTGCATGGGGTAACCCAACAACAAAACATGATTACAGTGGCGTACCAAACTTCGGTACTGATTACTTTACGGAGAGTGATGCAAGTACAGTAACAGACTCACAGGATAAATGTAGTTATACAGTTAAAGGATGCCAGGTAAGATTTGACCCAGATGAAAACGGATTACAATTACCGTTTCTGGGGTTATACAGAAACGTAACCAACGACTCGTCACAGGACCCAGAATAATGTCATATAGAAATATAAAAGATATAGTACAGCAGAGTTTTGAAGATTCAAGAGACTTACGAATTGATCATACAATAACCCAACGTGGTGCATCACATTTATTATCGGCAGTGTTTGATAAAGAAGACGCAGAAGAACGTAAGTTTTATCGCAAGCCAAAACTGGCCGAAGGTGATGAAACTAAACTTGCAATCATCTATGGTGAGACAATGATAACACCGTATATTATCGACATTGGAGTTGGCAATGGTATTAATGACCCAGAAAATATAACACGAACAATTAGATTTATAGCAGGTGATGGTGAGTCTGGCGGAGTTGTAACTGGACCAAACGGATCAGAACTTGAAAATGTTTATATGGGTTCCGAAGGTGAAGCAGTACAACCAGTAATAGACGATGACGGAATGCCATCCACAAAGGATATTATAATTGCATCGGCATTGGGTGGACTAGTATCATCAGTTCCGAAGATATGGGATGCAATAACAACAGCAGCTCCAGACGCAGATAAGATTGGAGAAGCAAATCCTGTTACAGGTGAAAAGATATTATCAAAAGAAGAAAAGATAAAGAATGATAATATAGCATCGGCAGTGGAGGTTAGTCAACTAAAGAATGTTGACTCAACAGTAACTCCAGAAGGCGATTATATACTTGTATTTGATAACTGTAAAAAGGAATGGGTTCCAAAGCCAATGTCAGAAATGGTTGGAGATAACTTATCCATCACTGAAGGCACAGACGGTACTGACGGAACAGCAGGCACTCCAGGAACAGCAGGATCACCAGCTACACCCCCAACAGATGAATATGTTACTGAAGCAGATCCAATCGTATTACCAGATACTGATTTACAAAAAGACCCTGGAGTTGCAGCAAATCAAAACACACTGGGGGGCATGACTCAACTAGTCGATATTACAACAAATGTTAATAATCAATATAAAGAAATGCGTGATGTGGCTTTTACAAAAGGCATTATACTTAACTTTATGTTTGAAGGCATTGGGCTTAATGAAGTGTGGGACGAAGCAAACAACACAGATCCAACTAGTGATTTTCCGTGTTTAGAAGGAGACGCACCAGGCAATCCAGGAACAGCATCAGACGCAGGACCTGGTACAGTAAAGATAAATGTATGTTTATCAATTAACGCATGTGGAAGTGATTATGCTTTTTATGAAACTGTATTTGAATATGGTGGCCAATCAAAGACTGACTTTACACGACATTTAGAAGTGT